GAAAACTAGATAGGGTTCGTCCAATCTATTTTCATAATAATTTTTTCTTAGTCGGAACGTTATTCATGATGGCTTCCAATTCTTTCGATGATGTTTTCCACGACATAGCTGATTTTGATATTCCTGAAGAAGAGGTTGAAAATCCGATGATCAATTATGATGAGTTGGCTGAGTATGTTCCTGGCGGTCATGAAGAAGGTGAAATGGACGATGATGTAACTCTCGAGCCTAGCCGTAAACGTTATGAGAAACAATCTTCACAAGCTCCTACAATTTCTATGCTTCCTCGTGATGAGTATGTAGCAGATGTGATTGAGAAGAGATTTTCAAGATACTGCATAACTCATCGTGATGAGCTCTTAGTGTTGCCTCCGGGATTACGCAAGAAGTTGAAGGGGAGGAATGTTTGGGCTGGGGCCATAATCAATCCTAGTTCTGATTTGAGTCATGTTTTGGATAGGTATGGAACAATCTATCGTGATTATAAAAATCAACTCGATTTTGTCAATTCAAAATTCAACTCTGAAGTTTATGCTCGAATGCGTGAACGTATCATTCGTCAAGGTGAAAATGCGATTGTTAAAATCGGGAAGGTTAATATGAAGCAGATAACAGTTGAACAATTGGAACGGATTGTGGCTGAACAAATGAAAAATTTCGCGGAAAAACAAATGAGAGTGAAGGTAGAAATGAGGAGGAATCAAACGTTTATGCTTCACCAGCTTGAGATGATTGAGACTATGTTAGGGTTGAGTAAGTCTGCTCTCCCGATCGTGAGCCCAATTACACTCACTAGTGAAGTATTAAAATTGCTCCGTGACCATCACTCAAAACCTATCTTACCCAAAGATGGTCGGGATGGTGGGGTGAGCTATGAATGTCAACAGCGACCCAATTTTGAGATTTTGTCCAATTTATTTGATGAACCATCTGAAGTTGACTCGTTGAAATGTTATGAAATGGCACACGCTCACTTCACTATCAACTGGTTATTGAACGGTAACATGTTACAAATTTATACCAAGTTACCCGCACAACTCTCAAGTATTATCAATGAGTATATTGGAGAAAAGCGACATTTTTCGATATTGACCAATTATGATCATTTTTATTGGTTGAGACTTATGTTTTTCAGAAACTTGCGAATATATGATTTGAATGTTGCAAAAACTCTGATAGATTTGTTGTTATTTATGGGGGGGGTTGAGATCAATCCAGGTCCGCGAAGAGGTTATGTTGATCTCGATGGTGTCGAAGTCCACTGTTTATTGGCTGGTTTGCGCTGTCCTGGACAGCTATTCGAGGGTAGAATAGTTTGTAGTCAATGTCACGATTATCTGACAGCTATTCGAGCACGTACTTCCTCGTTAGCTCCCGAAGCTGATATTACAGATGTAGAATTGTCTGAGCAGATGGTGAGAGTTTATTCTGGCCTTCATCCTTACTATTTTGTAGAGAATGAGGAGATTGATGTGGTTGTGAATCCGGTGATACCACCTGTGAATCCGATAATATTACCAGTTCCTTTGGATAATTTGTCACAAGAACCTGATATTGATGTTGAGATCATTGATGTTCCTGATGTACAACCACAAGTGCAAGAACCACCATCGCAGAGTTGGTGGAGCAGAATAACATCATTCTTCTGTCCTGAACAACCAACACCTTTGGTACAAACAGCGCTGTTGGGCATTGAGTCTCATTGGGCCTATTATGAGGGTGATGTGGTCGAAGAAACAAAGACCATTGAAGAGCATAAGGACAATGGCATATTCGATGGACATCGTGTTGATAAACCTATATTACGTGCTGCTTATCAACACATGTTTGACACAAACTGGTTATCTACTCCAGAAAACTTCATTGTCACACCTGTCTATTATGACTACGACAAAGATGTGAGAGTGGTAACAGATCGTAACGTGGACAATTTTCCTGAACCTATCTACATAGAGAAGGTGCAAATTGATTTATCAACAGAGTATTTCAATTGGCTGATGGCTCTTGTTACAGTTGCTACGATGACTACGGCTATTTGGCAGAATCAAAAACTGTTGGAATTATATTCTCTATTTCCTGGCTGGTATTTACGTGTTGCGAAAGTGCTTTCTTATTCTAGTGCGTTAAGTCTATGCTTTTATAAGCTTATCGATATGTGTCAATGGAGAACTACGTTTTACTATTGTCCACATCAAGTCACGGCTTTATTGGATTCATATGATGAAAGTATGAACATTAGCCTTTTCTTGGGTAGCTTGACCACTAGACTCAAACAAACAAGCAGACTCAATATACCTGATGTTAGTAAATTGTATTTGAAGAGAGGCACAATTGCAGTCGTCAACGCTATAGTCAAAACTCGAAATTTTGTCCCGAGAGTGGTCGTAGACCGGTTCCCCGAGCTGCTCTCGTCCAGTTTGGTAGTCGCCTAGTGGAACTGGGACTCAAGAGAGAAGAATGCACCAAAATCAAACACAACACTGCTCTTAATATGCCACGTGCACCTGTGGCTAGATGTTTAGAACCAAAGTTGGGATTCCGAGACTTCGTACCGCTTCGCTGGGACCCAATTGACCCAGAGACTAGTGTTGTAGCCCTTGAACAACGGTGTTTGCGCAAATGTCCAAACGCACATGATTCTTTCTTTGAGCCATTTTTGTATGAAACTTTGAAATGGGCTCAGGATCAACTACCTATCAATGTGGAACCATGGGATTTCGAAAAGTACTTGGATAGTACTAGTTACACATTGAATTATAAACAAAGGTTGCGAGATCGACATGAGAGCATGGGAGAGGTTTCAGTTTATTCTTTGTTGAGTTACATTTCAATCATCAAACGCGAGCCATATTTCAAAATGAAACCACCACGCGTTATTCAAACTTGCCCAATTGATTCAAAGATTTTGTTCGGTCCTATGGTAAAGTCTTTCGAGGAAGTTGTTTATAGTTTGGGTTTCGTGCTCAAGCATAAATCTCCACAAGAAAAAGCTCGATTGATTTCAGAAATGGGGGTTTGTGGCACATATGTGATGGTGGCAGATCATAAAGCATTCGAAGCTTCCATTACTCCTAAGATGATGAGTGTCTCAGAAGTACCTTGTTATCTCAGAATGAACCAATCTGATTTATGTTACAAGATGTGTGCGGTTTTGATGGGAAAGCATCGCATAAAAATGAGACGAGGTATAAAAACAATTTTGGAATGCAGGATGTCGGGTGATATGGTTACGTCATTGGGCAATTCTTTGGATAATTATTTACTCATCAGATACATGCTTTTGTCGTTGGGTGTGGAAGATGGTAAATATATGATTTATGTTGAAGGTGATGATTCAATTATAGTATCCAATGTTAAACTCAACTCAGAAATGTTTTTGCAAGCTGGTTTTACTACAACGATAGAGGATTATTCAGACGTGTCACACGCTTCCTTTTGTGGGCTGGTTTATGATGAATGCACAATGAATATAATACGGGATCCGATCAAGTTTCTCTTGAAGTTTTGTTGGACTGATAAACAGATATACTGCGGTAAAGAACGAGCCAAATCATTGCTTCGAGGTAAGGCCTATTCAGTGTTATATGAAACACCTCAATGTCCCATAGTTAGTGTGGCCGCTCGGGTAGCGTTGCAATTAACCGAGGGTTCCATACCATATTATGTTTATCGAGATGAATATCATGACGTTGTGCCTTCAGATTTTGAGCCTGGCCCTTATAAACCTCCTGATTCGTTGCGAATTTTGTTTGAAGAAGTTTATGGCATCAATATTCAAACTCAAATTTTGGTAGAATGTATGATTGCTTTATTTCGGTTAAACGATTGCGCACAGATACTTGGG